CAGAAGATCCACTTGTGCCAGACGAGCCGGAAGAGCCAGATGTTCCTGACGAACCAGAAGATCCGCTTGTACCAGACGAACCAGAAGATCCGCTTGTACCAGACGAACCAGAAGAGCCAGATGTTCCTGACGATCCAGAAGATCCACTTGTGCCAGACGAGCCGGAAGAGCCAGATGTTCCTGACGAACCAGAAGATCCGCTTGTACCTGCAATACCAGATGTCCCTGAAGAACCAGATGTTCCTGAAGTTGTGTCTCCGGTTCTTGAAAATAAAATTGCCAATTGAGCACTGCTTCCGGGAGCAGATCCAGAAATATACTGTACCGGTATTTCATAATACGAATTACCATCAACTACCGAACCTGTAACCTTAAATATGTTTACCGTTGTTCCGGTGTCCCGACTATAAATATATAAGTAACCTCGATTATTAGAAGTTGTACTGTCGTCCCAAGTATCGTACCATAGAGTTTGATTATTATTTAACGCATCTACGTCGTTAATAAAAATCTTATCAACCGTAGAGATCGAAGAGCTATTGTATCTTAAATTCCCAGTTCCGGGATTAGAAGAGGTGTTACTAGAGTCACTATTAAAATTATAACGAACGCCACCGTTTTGACCGCTTGAGCCAGATGTTCCCGACGAACCAGAAGATCCGCTTGTACCAGACGAACCAGAAGAGCCAGATGTTCCTGACGAACCAGAAGATCCACTTGTGCCAGACGAGCCGGAAGAGCCAGATGTTCCTGACGGTCCAGAAGATCCACTTGTGCCAGACGAGCCGGAAGAGCCAGATGTTCCTGACGAACCAGAAGATCCGCTTGTACCAGACGAACCAGAAGATCCGCTTGTACCAGACGAACCAGAAGAGCCAGATGTTCCCGACGAACCAGAAGATCCGCTTGTACCAGACGAACCAGAAGAGCCAGATGTTCCTGACGAACCAGAAGATCCGCTTGTACCAGACGAACCAGAAGATCCGCTTGTACCAGACGAACCAGAAGAGCCAGATGTTCCTGACGAACCAGAAGATCCGCTTGTACCAGACGAACCAGAAGATCCACTTGTGCCAGACGAGCCAGAAGAGCCAGATGTTCCTGACGAACCAGAAGATCCTGAAGTTCCAGATCCTCCAGCAAATACTACTAATTGAGAATCATCTACCCCATCTCTATACCAATATTTATACGCTTGACCACCGTAAATTAATCTAACTTCCATTGACTGAAATCTTATTCCAGATAAAATTGCAGCATTAGCTAAATTTTTGGCATCAGCTTCTGAAGTTCCAGAGTAAGGACCAGACCAACTATCTACTGGGCAAGGGTTGACCGGTTGAACTCCAAATGGTAATTGTAAACCTGTAGTTAATGCCATAGTATTAAGTTGTTCTCGTTATTTGGTGTCTATGATTTGATGAGTAAGGAATAGCATTAGTCATCGTGTAAACTTTATAGCTTGAAGTGTCTCCAGTGTAATTAGCTACAGAAACTGTGGAAGAAGCATAATTTGCAGTAATATTAGCGTTCAATGCATCTAAATCTAAAACCTCAGTAATAGATTTTGATGAAGGCATAGCGGCAGAAAATATTTTCTCACTAGTGCTAGTATTTAAATTAAATGGATTACTGCCATCTGTAAAAATTCTTGATGTTAAATTTCTAACATCTGAAGATGTTGTTGGAGCAGAACTTGCTGGACCATAAAATATTAAATTTAAAAAATCAACAGTAGAAGTTGAAGAGTAAACTTGAGAAGAAAGGTAAGTTTGATAATCATCTATAATCTTAACTCTGTAAGATAAAGAATTGGCTGTTTTTAAACCAGAATCATTATGTCCAGTAGAACTTATAGAAGTTGTCCCAGGACCAATAGAAACAGGAGAACCAATACTAATATAAGAGCCACCGCCATCCAACTGATATTGCCATTGATAACTTGTTAAATTTACATTAGCACTATTTCTTGTTACCGTTCCTTCTAATGTTGAATTAATATGTCCTTTTTCTCGTTTTGAATTAGACTCTGGACTAACTAAACTAACCCCAAGAACAGACAAGGCAGCGGTTGGGGCTGAATAAGCAGCTGGGGTTATAGCTAGAGAAGAACTTCCTGTTGAACCAGCAGTATCAGTTACTGTATATTTATAATAAAAACCAGAAGTATTATAATTCGAATCAGTTAAAGAATGAGTATGAGATCCCGGAGTGCCAGTTCCGCTAGCAAGCGTTGCCCAAGAACCAACGTTTCCTCTTCTATATTCAAGCAAAGCTCCTGAAATAGAAGCTCCTAAAGTATTTATTTGATAACTGAAATCGAGAATGTTACTTATAGCAGTTTGATTAAATGCTATTGTTGTAGAAGAAGTAAGAGAAGTTGTAACAGAAAGATTTTCTCTCAAAGCCATTTCTATTACTTGCTGAGGTGTTTTTCCAGATGCCGGAATAGTATCTCCATTAATATATTTGCCAAATGTTTTACCAGAAGCTATAGAAACATATAAATCTCCAGTAAAAAAAGTTTCTCCAGAACCTCCTGTTGCAGCAGTAGAAAGCCAACTACCATTTACTTTTATATAACTAATTAAAGAATCAGATGCTGTATAGTGCGCCCCATCAATTACCCGAGAAAGCAAAGAGTCTTTTTCAGACTCTAAACCATAAAACCTATCTCCCGCATACCTTGTTATAGCCATAAACTAAAATTGCACCTTTTTGTAAATTACACTTTTTGGTCTAAATATTTCTCTTGATAAATAAGGATTTCCTGAGAAAAACTTATACAAAAGAGAATTATAATTTCTAATAGCTTGTTTTTCTGAAATATTTGTATTATATATTCCTATTCTAAAAATATAGCCTTCGAAATAATTAGGAACGCTAGTTGTAACTGGATAATCACCAAAACAAATTTTTGCTGACGAGTCGTCTATTAAAGCCAAAGTATTAGCATCGTAAAAATAAGTATATGCAGGAATTTGTTTAGGATTACCTAATTTAGTATTAAAATTTTCATCTATAAAAAAAGTATTTCTACTTCCAACTAGATTTGCTAGTAAAGAAAGACCGCCAAAAGAAGAAGATCGAGATCTATATATATAATAACCTTCAGCGTCTTTAACTTCATTCCAAGTTAACTCTATTGATTTTTTAGAAAAGCTAATCGGAACGGATATAGGTGCTGAAGCAATTGATTCACCATTGGTATCGTAAGAAGAAATACAATAAAATTGATTTGCTTTACCTTTAAAACCCTTTTCAGAAATAGCTGCTGAAGCTCCCAAAACCTGCACGGACGAAACAACATTTAAAAAATTAAAATTTTCTGGAGGAGTTAAAACAGACAATACTGTTGTTTGAATAAGTTTACCATTTATATAAATCTTAACCTTTTCTCCAAGGACAGCGTTAAAATTCAAAGATATAATTACATTATACAAAACATTAATATCAATAACTTCTTCTGTATGTCCTGCAAAAACTCTATTAGAAGCGGAAGTAAAAGAAAAATAAACTCTTCTATCTTGAATGTAAACTAATTGAGGAGCACCTTGATTTTCTATAAATAAATCATTAGAAACACCAGAAGATCTAGCTAAAAGAAAAGCTTTTGTATTTGTTGTTGCTGTCTGACGAAACCAAAAATCAAAACTTTGAGTTTTTGTACTTCCAACCAAAAATGTTTTTTGCTTCGTATTTTTTAAATTGATATCTATAAAAGAGCCATCGTTTAAATTTTGCCTTCTTGAAAAATATAAGTAAGCTAAACCATCGTAATTAGAATTTGCAAAATGACCACTGTTATTATTTCCCGTCAAATCAACGCAAGAAGAAATTTCTGATCTTGAAGAAGAAGTAAATTGCGTCTTATGAATTGTACCTTGAAACATTTTTTTGTTTCTTTCAAACTGCATGTTTTTATACAAAATATATCCACTACTTAAATTTCCAAAAGAAGAATTAGGCACACCTCTTGTAGGATCAAAACAAACTGCATAAGATTCCGAAGTTAGTGTTGTTCCGGAGCTACCAGAACTACCAGAGGTACCGCTTGAACCAGAAGTTCCGACATTACCAGTATTGCCAGAATTATAACCTCCTACAATAAAAATTTTTCCCCCAACATAAGAACTAGAAGATTTTCTAGAATTATAATAAATCACTGAAGGAGCATTATAAGGAACGTTAAAAACTGCATACCCATCAAATCCTTTATTACCATAATAAGAAAAACCATTAGAATAAGCATTTGTTCCCCCTCCCGCATCTGGAGTTGTACTTAAATATAATTCATCATTTACATTAGAAGAATTAGACTGAACAAAAACATAAGACCCGCCTTTGTAAAAGGTTAAGTTTCGACCTTGAGTATTACCAATTACAAATCCATAATTAGAACCAGAAGTATAATAAGGATGCTGAGCTGTTTTCGTAGCAACACTTACTTCGTAATAGGTTGGGTTCGGCGCTACTGTGTTAATTGCCGAAGGAACAAAAACTTTTTGTTTTATTGACTGCCAAGTTCCTTTATTATCAAAATCATAAGATCCAGAAATAGTAGTAAACGAACCTGATAAATTTGGATTTAAACTCAATACAGTTTGAGCGCCTGTTCTTTGGTGGCCAGTGGAAACATAAACATCAACTGATGCTGTATAAGTTTCTCCTCGTAAAATATTAACTAAAAAGCCATGTTTATTTCCGCCACCTGTTTGAGTAACGTCAGTATCGTACTGAGAGCTTGAAAAATTATATTTATAAATAGAATCAGTGTCTAAAAAAGGCCCCGGCGCATTATCATTAAAAGAGCCTTGACCACTAACATCTTGATAATAATCTAATTTATAAAAAGCTCTGCCAGTATTAAAAGGTTTAATTTGAAATCCGCTATTTGCGATTGGTTGAGGAAATAAATTTACAGTAGGTTCACCATCATAAGAGCCTGCTGAAAAATCATACAACAATACACAATTTCCGGCTGCTGAATCGTAATTTCCAATCGCGATAGGCATTTTAATAATTCCCTGTATAAATGTTAGAACTTATTATGCATTCATCGTTATTTGGGTAACGAATTTTAGTAATAAAAAAATCACCAGTAATATTACCTAGCCCACTTGCATAAAAAAGATTATTATCTATAAATTGAGTATATAGATAATTATTTGTGCTACCTCCGGGATTTGAATAGTCTCCTGAAATTGGAACTATATTTACTAATTTAAAATTTGTTTTGCTATTGAAATTTTTCTCTCCGACTATGCTTTGATTATTAGATGTAACGTCTACATAATTTGACCCACTTGTTATGAAAACATTTTCTAAACTAGAAACTCTCGCCGACAAACTACCACTAGTGCTATTAATTTTATTGTTTAAATCACCACTAATTGAAGTCGCATACCCACTTGTAGCAATGATATTTCCAGACAAAAGACTATTACTACTATAGTCTAATCCAGTTGCTAAATACTGAGCATAATTAGCATTTCCTGAAACGGCTAAAATACTTGTATTAGATAATTCTACATATCCACTTAAGTTATTAATTTTATTGGTTAAAGAATTACCTGTAGAATTTAAATTAAAACTTAAACTATCTCCTGTGCTAGTTATTCTTGTATTTAAATCACCACTTACCGTAGTTAAGTTTAAACTTAATTGCAAAAAATCTGGGTCATTATCTAAATTAGAAATGAACCCAGATGGATTATTTGATGGGTAATAACTAAGATTTCCTACCTCCTTTATGTAACCAGAAAGCTCAGGTTTATCTAGTTGTTTTAGTCTTACTAAGTTTCCCATCTAATGAATTACACAAATTATCGACCCTCAGATAAAATCTTCTGGATTTCTTTAGAGGCTTTCTTTTGTTTTTTTGGCTGATCAACTGGGGCTTGATAAGCGGAAATATGTCTAGAAAATTCCCTTTCTAATCTAGCAACTAAAATTTCCATATTGTCATTAGGCAAAACTCCCACTTGAATTGCATGAGCGTGGATATCTGTTCTATTTAAAGATTTTAAATAACTTCTATATTCATCAATATTATCTGTTCCGTATTTTGTTAAACCTCTTTCACCCCAAATCTGATCTAATGTCATTGGTTTAGAAGGTTCAGCTTTCCCATCGATTTGATTTAAGTTATTAAGTTTACTTTTTTTGCTCATATAAATTATAAAAAATAAATTCCTATAAATCAAATAAAAAACCCGCTAGGTTTCCCTAGCGGGTTGATGTTAATTAGTTATATTAAACGATGATTCCGGAGAGTGCGCGGGCATCGATACAAATACGACCTTCTTCCATTGATCCGTAGAAACCAGTCTTATCAGTCCTTTGGAGGAATTGATCGTCTGGTTGAACGCTGAATTGGCTTCCGGTTTCTGCATTTGTAGCAACTGGGCGAATCAAAGCTCCCTTGCTGTTATCAACACCTACGAGAATTTGATAAGTAGAAGGATTAAAAGCTTGACCAAGAGTTGTAGTCTCAGAGATATAAGAATCAAAGAGGATGTTATATTTCTTGGAAAGACCAAGTTCAATCAACTCGATGATGTTAACTCCGTAGATTTCTTGCATACCAGCGTTACGATAAATCTCTTCTCTCATTCCGTCTGGAAGAGCAATTCCAACGTTAGTATCAGTTGTTCCTGTTGCACCTTTTGTGGTGTTAAGAGGATTGTAAGCAAAAGCACGAATCTTCTCTTTAATCTCAGGAGAAACATAAAGATCAGTTAATCCAGTGCTGTAAGGATCAGCAGGAGTACCACCAGCCCAAGATTCGTTAATTCTCTTAACGCGGGTCATGAGCTTGTTGAGGTCGTCAAGTTTGAATTGTCCAGCTGTTCCGGCTGCGATATAGTGCTTAAGAGCAGAACCTCCAGAAGGAGTTGTAGAAGCTTCTCCGAGAGCCTTCAAGAGAACAGCCCAAGCATTACGCTCTTGCTTAACAAGAACTTCTTGAGACATACGCTCAACGAGCTTAGCAATAACATCTAAACGAGCTTGACGAGCATATCTTTTGTTAATTGAAACAGCACTATCGAGACGATAGGTAGCTATCTTAACTTCTTGAATAGCAGAAACGTCTTGTGAGCTAGGTAATCCACCAGCTAAGGTTTGAGACCAAACGCTAACATATCCATTATTTAACTCGTTATAATAAAGATCGAGAGGGTAGCTAGGTGAGTCATTCTCGTCGAAAGGAGCATCAGTATAAATTTGAGATGCTGTTCCAGCTTGGAGAATAACCCTTTGAATTACTGGTCCGAGGAAAGCGGCAAAAGCTTCTGAAGCTTCAGCGGCAACTAATCTATTTTTTGAACCAAGGGCTTTAATTAGCTCTACTTGTTCAGGTGTGTTTTTAAGTTTAATTCTCATGTTAATCCTTTATATTATAGGGCTAATTTTACGAGGGTTTCGCCATTTGTGTCAGCAGCTCCAAGGAACTTACCAATGGCAACGTTAGCGATACCAGCAGAACCGGTAGAAGCAGTGATTTGGCCAGTGAGACCAGCGTAAGCAGTACCTCCAGCGGCTGGAGTTCCAAGAACTCCTTGAACCAAGAAGATACCACGGGTAACAACTGGAACAGCTTGACCGGGAATTACAGCTTGCATTTCAGCAGCTTTACGGGGCTTGTATTTTAGCAACTCGCCGTTTTCATCTGTGTCTCTAACGTCGTAAAGCATCATGCCAACAGGAGTTTCTCCTGTGGTTGCAGCAACAACTTTAGCGGTAACTCCGTAACGCTGAGAAACAACGTTATTTGGAGCAAGAGTACCTGCGCTTCCGATGAACTCAAGTCCACCAGCAAGCTCAACTCCTGAATCATAGTTTTTCCAACCAGTGCTGATTTTGACAAGAACGCCTTTGGGAACGTTGATTTGTCCAGCGGTTAGACTTGAAGTGTCGTATGAGAACAGATTTAATACATCGTGTTCATCATAATCTCTAAAAGGTCTTAGTTTATAAGCCATATTTATCCTTTATTTTGTATTGTTTGTTTTATTTGTTTTATTTGCTGACTACGAATCCCTCGTAATCAAAAGCTTTTTTGTATTTATCAAAAAGAGTTTCAGAAGCTGTTGAGGTGGTGGGAACTGAAACAACTTCAGCCTTAGCCTTGTCTGTTACCTCTTCGATAACTTCAGTGACAGAAGCTTTAACTTCCTTTGAATCTTCAGAAGTTTCTTTTTCCTCTACTTTAGCTCCTTTCTTTTTGTTTTTCATAAAGACTGCCATTTTATTCTTATAAGCAGCGAATGCTTCGTCATCAAGGTTGGCAATGTCTTTAGCAATAACCTCTCTAGCTTCGGCGTCTAAATCGTATTCAGCGTCGAAAGCAGCCATTCTAACGTTAAAAGCTTCTGCAGCAGCTACTTTTTGCATTTCATCTTGAGCGGCTTGCAAAGCTGATTTTAAAGATTCAACTTCTTGCTTAAGAGAATCTTGAGAGCTTAACAATGCTGAATATTGCTCTTGACTTGCCTTCAATGCAGTCTCAACAGCGGTTTTTTCAGCAGCGTATTTTTCAGAAGCAGTTTTAAGTTCTTGCTCGATAAGGTCGGAAATTTGAGAGGCGGAAACTTGCTTCAAGTTTTCGTCAGTAATATCCTTGATGCTTGTAATTTTCATAGTATCTTGATCTATAGTTGTATTTACATTTAAATTTTCAATTTTGGAAATATTTTCTTCAACTACTACTTCTTCTTTTTCTATTTTAGTTGTAGTTACTCCTTTAACATCAGCCGCTGGAGTTTCGGTAAGACCGATTCCAAGAGGAATAACATTTCCTACAACTTTTCTATAAATAGATTTAGTTTTATCAACTTTTCCAGAACCTCCAAAAGCTCTTAAATTAGCTTTCATTGTTTCGATTTGTCCGGAATCTGAAATCTCTAATCCATCTTCGATATTTTTTGATTCGCCCTCTATAACTACTAGGTTGTAATCACTAAAGCCAAGCTCCCAACTTGCGCTAATTTTTTGGTAATTACCACTTGAAGAATCGCTAGAGTCTTCAATCATATCGGCTAAGTGGGGATTAGCGATTCTCCAAAGAACTCCACCTAAAGTAATATTAAATGGGCCTTTTAAATTTTTGATTTGCTCTTCGTTTAAAATAGTGTCTGTTCCAAATTCACTAAAGCCAGCGGTTAAAATAACTCCTATAATTTTTTCGCGATTGTGTTCTAAATTTATAGGTTTATTAATAAAATCTTTGTAAATTGTTGCTGCCGTTGCTGTGTCTATAACGTCTCCATTTTTATTAACTCTATTTATAACTGCAGCATTAAAAGCAACTGGTAAAAGATCAACGTTTTTTTCTGTATCAACGTTAGGTATAAAACTACCTATCTCCATTAAAGAAGCTAAAGCTAAATACTTATCTTTTTCTTCTGAAACCAAAGGTTTGATAACAGAACTAAATGTAGTAGTATATTTGAAGTTCATAATTAAATTTCGTACCATTTTTCTGAAGCTTCTTCTTCATCAAGATAAAGCTCATCTACAGATTCAAAATCAAAATCTCCGATTGACTCTATATCAATCATTGCTAAATTAATATCTTGCTCTTCTGGTTCCCAAAAGTCAGAAATATCTATAATATCAGAACCTTTCGCTACATCCTGATCCGCTTTTCGATAAGCATCTTTAACTTTTCCACCAGACATCATTCTTAAAAACATATTTACTCTGGCCATTGCCCATTGACCTCTTGTTTTTCCGGGTCTGTGTGAAGAGCTAAAAGCTCCAGCTCCTCTGCGATATACTTTTTTAAGTTGAGATAGTGAAACCTTTCTTGAATTTTTTGAATTATGTTCTTTAACTTTATTTTGAAGAGCTTCGATGACTTTTTTAGAAAAAGAAATTGCATCATTAGCTTTTTCTCCCGCTGATCCAGCCTTATTTTTACTAGAACCTTTTCTTTTTTCAGAAGGCTTGGCTGGGGTTTGAGCTGAGCTTTTAGGACCCGGTCTTTTTTTTGCTTCAATCTCAACTTCTAATTCACTTGCCTTACTCCTTTGATCACTTACTCTGGCAACTGGATTCTCGGTAGTTGAACCAGTGTTTTTTGTGGAAAAATCTACGACTAATACGTTTGGTTTAGTAGATCTTTCTCCACTAACTTCTGTTTCTTCTAAAGTCATTTTAAAATATTCCTTATAAATTACACTAATAATTAAGTTTTTTGACTATAATTTAAAACTGCAGCAGAAAATAAATCTACAGAATGTTCGTTCATTATGTTATTTAAGATTTTAAATTTATCGTCCGCGCAATTTTTATTTTTTCCGCTTAAGTAATCCTTTATGCAAGTTTGCCAGTTTTCTTTGTTTTCATTAATAAAAATAGCCTTAGCTATTTCTTCGCAAATTTGTTTTTGTTCTTGATTTAAAGTTTTTTTCTTGTGCTTCTTTTTTATAAAATCTTCTACATTAGCGGTTAAAGACTCAAAGTCCTTAAATGATTCTGATATTTTTTGAACTGAATAAGAAGCTATCGCTGGAGTTTTTTTAGTTCCGATTGGAGAAACATTTTTAGTTGTTTGTGGAGCTGAAGATCCCGGAGGTCTTCCTCCGCCTAAAGCTGCAGCGTTAGGAGCGACAGGAGCATAAAGACCTTCATCTTTTAGAGATTTAAATTTTCTTTGAGATTCCACCGACTCCTCAGGATCAGGAAGTCTTCCTGTTTCAATTGCTTGAACGCCTTCTTCTGCTGTTAGAACTCCGAGCTGCATTAACTGAGCAACAACTCTATTCCAAACTGAAGCATCTCTAATATCTATTTCCTCAAAATGAGGCATAGGGAAATTTTTAAAACCTAAATTTTTACAAAGGCGCTTAACCTCAGGAATTAAAAAATTATTTAAAAATGCTTGCCTACCTTGCTCTAGTCTTTGCATAAAAATACTAACTTTTATACTAGTGCTAGAAAACTTTTCATCACCAATTAAAATATTATTTAATCCTTGTTGAATATCTGTATTTACCACTTCGTATTTTCTTGGATCTAAAATATCTGCTATTTTTGGAATAACGAATTCGGCCTTGGTTGTAAAATCAGATACTAAAACTTTTCCAACAGATTGGTTTTGGAAAAGAGTTTGCATTGCTTCAATATTCTTTTGATTAATATTTAAAGCTCCACTCTTTAACTCGCTTCCCATTGTAATCAACAAGACTGATTGCTGGGTAGTTCGGGTTAATGCCATGTCCATTTTTTTCATTTCCTGTTTCCAGTTAATGTCTTCTAAAACAGGAAATCCCATGGGCACCGCAAAAGGTTCGTAATCTTGCTTCTTGTAAAATACAGCCGAAACCTTTTCTGTATTTAAAGGTATAGTAATAAAAGCTCCTGCTCCAGACATGCTTTTCTTTTGAATTCTTAATTTATTTTCTTCTGAAAGGCTTTTTAAAACTTCCCTATCTTCGTCCGTTGTTGGATTACGCAATCTTTCTAACTCATAATCTGTTAAAATTTTATAATAGTTTGTTCCAACAAAAGAAATATTGCCGCCGTATTGAATATCGGCTGGATTCAATACCATATACATTGACGGCAATTGTAATTTGGTAGCGGCTAAAGACTCTTGATTTCCAAAGACTTGAGTTATTTTATTTATATCTTCTTGGTCAACTTTGTAATCAAACCTATAAACAAAAACATTACCGGATCTGTAATACTCTCTGAAAAACTTATCAATAAAATTATTAATATTTATTTTTTTGAATAGAGCATTTAAAAAATCTCTTGACTTTTTATTTCCACCTGTGAAATAAATTTGTGAGCAAGAAAACTCAGTCATCAAATCGATAACATTTCTAAAAGAAGAAAAATTATAATAAGCTTTCTGACAAAGAATTACCGCATCTCTTACATTAAGAGAACTCTTATTTGATATATTATTAGAATATTTAAAAGGAACTAATCCAAATTCAATATTGTGAAAACGATCAGTTCTTTCTATATTCCCAGCAACATTTCGACGAGCTTGGATTGGAGTATCTGAAGCTGCCGATGCAGTTGTCATTAAAGGAATTATTTCTTGTAGTTTTTTCTTTCTCATTTTATATCCTATTTAATCATCAAATAATTTCCGCTTTTATAAAGAGTACCAACAGGTAAACTTGAAATTTGAGTTTCGTTTGGTAAGCTAGGCATAAGAACATATCCTAAAATGCCACTTACAACTATTGCTTTGGCAGCACTTCTTCCTAAAACAAGTTTAGAGTCATCAAAAAGCTCAAGCATTGGCACCCCCGCTGCATCTGCAACAGCAAATAATGAATTTGAAGTGCTACCAACTCCAGTTTCTATGAAAGACATTAAGGTTCCAGTACCCGCAACAAAAGAAGCTATTCCCGGAGCAGAAACTAAAGCAATTTGACTGGAAGCTCCTACTCCACTTAAGTTAATTCTAGTTGTACTTATAGTAGAATTAAAATTTTTAGTTCCTGTAAAATTGAAATTGTTTCCGCTTACTATAGAATTTACTGTAGTAGCAGAAGAGTTATTAGTAATTTGAGTTGATAAGTTACCAGATACAGAATTTGTATAGCTCTTTAAGTCTCCGCTAGTATTATTTAATTTTGTATTTAAAACGCCACTAGTAGCACTGATTTGACCAGTTAAACTTCCGCTAACAGATACTACATAACCACTTAAAGAAGAAATTGACGCTGTTAAAGAATTTCCAGTTGAATCTAATTTAGTATTTAAAGCTCCGCTAATTGAATCTGAATAACTATTAGAAGCTTGACCACTTAAAATAATACTTGTATTTAAATTTCCAGAAGCAGCATTTAAATCTACATAAACTTGTCCAGTGGCAACTGTTAAGTCTGTATTAGTTATAAAATCAGATGGATTTGTTGAAAGCGGATAATAATTCTCATCTCCGATTTCTACAAAAAAACCAGAAAACTCTAATTGATCTACCTGTTTCCTACGGACTAAATTAGCCATACCCTGAAGAAATTACACTAAAACATTACGGGAGTAAAAGTAAATGTGTTATTTTCAGTATTTTGTTTCATTATATCATTATAACATTTTAAAGCCCAATTAGCTAACATAAACGCAGAATAGTTATCTTTTCTAGCTCTTGTGTTGGCGGATCCTCTTTTTAAGTGTTGGGGTAAATCAAAATTTTGCATTCCCCTAGAAGTTGTTGTGTATTCAACTAGAGCGCATTGTTTTTTTGTTTGATAAATAAAATCGTCTTGGTTTTCTATGAAATCTAAATTTGTCCATTCTTGCTTATCGCCACTAAAAATTAATTCTCTTGGTAAATTTATTCCTATTGTTTCATTAAAAAACTTTTCATTAGAGCAGGTTCTAGAGGCAAATAAAACTTTCTTGTAATCTATACAAGCTTGCAAATATTCATTTCCTTTTCTAATAAAAGAAGAAGAAAAGACTTGATTAAATGCTATTCTCCCGTCCGATAAATTATATTGTAGTTTAGCTTTTTTAGTTTCTAGCTCATATTCAGAGCCCTCTGCTTCAGCATTAAAATCCATGCATTTAATATTGATTCTAGAATTTTTAAAAACATCTGATTGATTACATGTGTCGAAAAATATGTCTGCCCCTGCATTATCACAAACAATCATAACTACATTAAAGTGAGTAATTAAGTAGCTAAAATATTTAATATGATTATTTAAATTTCCTAGTCCAGCATAAGTATGGACTAAAATTCCCATTCCCGTTTCGTCATCAATTTCTAAAACAGCTATAGCAAAATAATCCGCATTAGGGCTATCGCTCATATTTGGATCAATTCCTACGATATATCTTTTGCCGGGAGTGCCTCTTACTAAAGTGTGAGGGTATTCGTCTTTAAGAGTACAGTCTTCCATTTTCTTAGCGCTAAAATAACTATCAGATCCGTCTGTGAATTGAGCGCAATACTCTCTTAAAAATGCAGAATGAGAAGTTCCTCCACTCTGAGCTTCTTCAATAATTGTTTTATCAATCATCTCTGGCGGTAAAGCTTCGAATCCAAGTTGAGAAACAAAATAAGAAGATTCCCCTTTGTCTGCTGAAGTTATTTGATTAACCCATTCTTGATAAGTTTTATATAAATTTTCAAATGTATAGCTTGCTGAAGAAAGAGCTATCATTTTAGAGTTGTTTGTAAATACTACCCTGTCTTGCTCGGCCATTTTTCCTTCTTTAATAAGAAGGTCTTCCATTTCTCGAATATCTATACGCCTTTTCATGTCTTGAGGAGCGACTAAGAATGGCATTAAAACATTTTTAATTATTTCTTCAGGCAAAAGAAGAAACTCATCAAGAACTAGAATGTTTGCGCGAAAACCACGGATCTTTTCTCCGCTCAATGGAATAGCTCTTATAGATCCGCCATTAATATCCCATTCGTAAAGATCGTTTCTTTTACTTTTTCCACCAAAAGCTTGAAGCAAAAGTTCTGCGCCTTTAGTTTCTGTCATTTTTTCTATATTATTAAATATAGCTCTAGCGGTGCGAAAGGTTGGACCAGCAATTAAAATTTTAGTATTAGGTTCAAAAATACATTGCAATACACAATAAACACTAGCTATAAAAGATTTAGCACAACCACGACCCCAAACGCACATTGAAAAATTACGATTAAACATCGCTTTTAGAGTAATCTCTTGGTATGGCGATAATTTAATTCCTGTTAAAATATAAGTAGTAAAATATAAATTTTGACGTAAAAATTTAGCTAAAGTAATTTTAGCTTCTTTGTCCTCTAGGTCTCCTTTTAATTCCAGAAAAATATCGTTATAGTTTTCTGTTTTCTTTTTGTATTTTTCAGCGGGATACCACATATCAGAGCAATTTTAAATCGTACATTAATTGTAAGTCATATTTTTTATACTCTCCATTGCAAAAAAATATTTTTTTCATTACTCTAACACACTCTTCTCTACCGTTGACAAATAAAAATTGAACGTTTGAATATTTTTGAATAATTTCTCTAACATTAAAAAATATAAATTCGGGAGTAGCTTTTATTTTTTTAGAAATATAGTCTACATAATTAAAAGATAAGCATTCTTTAATCGGCCTTTCAACAAGAACGATTAGCCCCGCTTCGGCTGCTTGCGCTCTTTCAATTTCTCTACAAAATCTTTCGTACCCACCGCTCATGGTTCCTATGAAATCTTTAATAGATTTTCTTTCTATATAACATTTATTATCTGGGTCGTTTATAGCATAATCACCAAATTTTAAACCTTTAACTTCGGTAGGATAATCTATCTTTAGCGGCATTTGCTCTCTAGAATCAACAAAGATACAAAACCCATCTTTAATCTCATATTTTAAAGGTTCTTTAGGATAAGAATATTTGTTTTTAAATCCCATAGTATTCGCCATCCAATAATAATCTCCAAATAGATTATGATAAAATGTAATTGGTGGGCTAGTTATTGATCTTAATTCAACTTCAGTGGGAGTATAGATAAGATTTCTTTTTTCTTTGCGTTGTTTTAATAAATTTAAAAGATAAGACTTTTGATCTTCGATTGGTTGCTTCTCCAACCATTTTTTCATGTTGGTTTTATTATTAAAATCATTAGAAAAATAATAATCTTTATTTTTAAAATTAATTAACTCTCCCGTTAAAAGATCTTTTCTTGGTTCGTAAGTTTGGTAATATTCTACCATTCTTAACTTATGAGATTTTAAGTGACTATGAAAAGACTTATCATTATCAAAGTCAACATTACATATTTTACATTTAGCCATCTAATACCTCCTCTTCTGTCATTCCAAAAATTCTAGCCTTCACATCGTCTAGCGAAGATAGTCTGCCTATTTCGGTTTTTAAGACTTCTCTTCTCATGTTTGCCATTTTAATCATTTCTTTTCTTGTGTCTTCGTCCTTCCACATTTGAACTAAGTTTAAAATAGAAGCATTCTCTTTTACTTGGTTAGATATTCTTTCGCTTCTTTTTACCTTAAGATCGTTAAGAAGTTTTTGTTGGCGTCCGACGCATTGATTGTATTCTGTTCTTGCTGAATTAACGGCTTCAATTAACGGCATTGGAATTCTATTTCCGGAATTTACTTCGTTTTCAATTTGCTGTTGTAAAGTTTGAATTGTAGCTTGAATATTAGATGATATAACGACTTCGGTAGAAAGAACAATATATTGGTCAACCTCTTCTTGTGTTAAATCCGACTTATCGAAGGTATATCTAATAAAACTACTCTCGAATAATTCTCTATCGGGTGCTAAAACATATGTACCAATTTGATGCAAGAATCTATATGTATGTAAATAAGAAATTAAAGATGTAAGATCTTTTTTATGTTTAGCTGTTAATTTATCTTTATCTAAACCATTTAAAACATACTTATTAACTCTTACCAAAGCTCTCTCTAAATTCTTGGGTGGCTTGTAGTCGCTTGAGCTATCTGGTTCTTCTGCTGTATTTGTAATAACTTGCTTAGGTAATGTATCTAAATATTCCTGAACACTCCTAGCTTCTATAGAAAGATTAGTTAATGAATAATTATTAAATAACTCTCTTGCTATTTCAACAGGAGTCATTAAAGAAGCATTATTAGATATGTAGTCTTTTTGATCTTGAGTAAAATCAATTCTATTTTTAGGAGTATATTGACTTTTAGTTTTTACATTAAGAGATCTAGACGCTAAGAAATTTTTTACAGCTTTACCATAAACACTTCTGCCGTCTAAGTTTGGTATTTCTGGAAAAATTTTTTGAGTCAAGTCTTGAAGACTAGGGGGGTCGTCTTTATTTTCGTTCCAGATTTTGATTATTAAGTCTTGTTGGTCTTGAGTTAAGGTTATTTGATTCATAAGTCCACCTCACCGCTATGAATAATTATTTTAGCTTTTTTAATTATTGATTTTTGAATATTTCTTAATTGTTTGTTGTATCCAGTTTTCGCTGTCTTGTCGAACTTGAGCTTTAAAATTCGACATACCTGTTCTTCGCTTTTTAATTCAATATATAATAATTCATACACTTGCCACTCCATAGGCTTAAGAATTTTGCGCATGATAATGTTTAAATTCTTAGTTGCTTTTTGTATGTCTAAGTGGTCTTCGCTTTTGTTATTTATTTCTTGGGGATGGTCTTCTATAGAAACCGCCATTTTAATATCGTAAGCATTCTTTTTTGTTTCTTTCCAAGCTTTAAACAATGGACAACTAGAGTTTTGTTCGCCGTAAATTCGACAACCGCTATCTCCTAGTGAGGCGGCGCATTTTAAACAAGGTCGAGCATAATTTCCATAATTATTTCTAATTATATTTTTTATTTGATTAGAAATTATACGATTTACCCATGGGAGTATAGGTTTAGATTTATCATATAGGCTCCATTTTTTATATATATGAAACCTTATGATTTGAGAAACGTCCTCAAAATCAATCCAATTAAGAGCAGAAAGAGTCCACTTGTTCTTTCTTTTTGTTATTTCTCCATTTATTAAATCTAAGTAGTCTTCAAATTTTGTTTTATTTTTCTTCATCAATTTCGTTTCTTGACGGATAGAAACCAGCTTCTTTCTTAAAAGATTCCATTGCATCTTTTTTATTTATTGGTATTTGTGTTTGGCTTTCGTTGGTAAAGTCATTTGATCTTGTACCAATAATATCTTTAATTTGAGATTTCCTGTCTGAAATAGCTGAGATTTCTACATCTAATTGAGACATATTCTTTATATTTTCTAGCGACTCAATGTCTTCTGTATCATCTTCTTGTGTAATTTCCTTTGATCGGGAAGGTATGGTTTTAGCGACTGTTGACTTGACCGGACTAAAACTAAAGCCACACTTGGTGCAAAAGTTGGGCTTTTCGTAAGTGTACTCCATTCCTGTCCCGCATTTTTGGCAGTAAATTTTCATTCTAGAATATTATAACGAATATGCTTAAAGGTTTCAAATTCAAAACAGACGAAGGATATGAATATTCTGTAGATAGAGTTAAGCCTCACTATAGATTTTCGGCAGAAGGTCTTTGTGACGATCCTACCTCTAAATATCCTAAAATAATTATTGATCCTAATCTCTTACCAAGAAGAGAAATGTCTGTTACGATAGAAGAATTTGCTCACGCTTTCTTTTTTGATAAAACTGAAAAAAAGGTAAGAAAATTCTCTGCGGTATTAACTAAATATTTATACTCTCAGGGTTGGCGAAAGGTTTTTTAATTTTTTAACAATAAACTTTACTAGTTCGCTCCGCTTAATATCTTCTTCTGTAAACGAAAAAGAATATATCCCTTGTTCTTTGCTCTCTTCATCATTAAATAAAGCGTGGAGTTTTTCAAACCCACCCGATTTGCCCTGACCAAGATCAGATTGTTCAGGATCTGCTAATATAAAGCATTTACTAAACTCCCCTACTCTAGTCATTAGTGTTATTATTTCTTTTTGTGTACAATTTTGGGCCTCGTCTAAGATAATTGCTTTGCAATTCCAACTCATTCCTCTTATAAAAGATAATGGGTGACTTTTTATTCTTTCTTGGTGATTTAAAAGTTCTATTTGTGCGTTAGATAATAACTCCTCCAATTTATCCATAAATGGTAAATTGTAGAATTTTAATTTATCCTCAGCATCTCCGGGTAAGAAGCCTATTTTGCTATCTGAACTCTCTACCGGAGAGCGGATATACATAATTTCAGCTACCTTTTTGTCTTTAATTAATTGAAGGGCGCAATAAATGCTTAATAGGGTTTTAGAAGACCCGGCGGGGCCGCTAACAAATATTAATTTTGTTTTTTTATCTTGGGCTAGATTTATAAATTCTTTTTGTTTGGGGCTCCAATTAAGATCTTTTATTTTAAGCTCTTCTTTTAACTTGTCCCTTTGAGGAACTTTTGGTGATTTATCTTTTGACATTAGCTATTATATATAAAAGCAAAAAAAATCCCTAAGTTTTTCAACCTAGGGACTTTAGAACTACTTAACTATATCATTTTAAGTTGGGCCATGGAGCTGGATAAACATGGTTAATTTTAGAGCTGTTTGCCCAAGTATAATCAGGCCAAATACGAGTTCTAAAGTTTTTAACTTTGTTTAAGATATTAACATCATCTCCAGTG